GCACAAGTTTAGCTACTACAAGCAGTGAAACAGGAGCAATGGTTACAGATGGTAGTTTTCAAGCTGCTGCAAATAATCCTGTTGCTCAATTCAACCGTATTACTACTGATGGGGCAATTGTCAACTTCCGCAAAGATGGCACCACTGTGGGAAGTATCGGTACTGCCAATAGTGGTGACTTGTACATTGGGAACGATGATACAACGCTGTTGTTTGCAGGTGGCTCTGATATGATTATCCCAAGAGGAACGGATGGTGCAACAAGAGATGGTGCTATTGATCTAGGGGCTACATCGCATCGTTTCAAAGACCTCTACCTCTCAGCTAATGTATATGCAAATGCTTTAATTCACGAGGGTGATACTAATACCAAAATAGAATTTCCTGCAGGAGATGAGATAGAGCTTCATACAGGTGGGACTGCAAGATTAACTATAAATAACAGTGATGTTATCATTCAAAGTGCGTTAAAAGAAGATTATGATGCTCTGTCAGGAACAACCCCAACAATAGATGTAGATGCAGGTGGAGGATTTAGCCTTACCATGTCAGGCAACACAACTTTTACTTTTAGCTCGTGTACTTCAGGTGTTATTACAGGTTTTGTATTACAGCTAACAGGCAACGGTGGTACAGTCACATACCCTAACTCAGTAGATTTTGCAGGGGGTACTGCGCCAGATGCTCCTGCAAACGGTGAAACTGATATACTTGTTTTTATTACAAGAGACGGTGGAACAACTTGGTATGGTGCATTAGCTATTGACGCAGCAGGATAAGTATGATAACATAGGAGAAAATTATGGCGACTAAAATTACATGGAGTATTCCAACAGTAGAAAGAAATCTTAGTGACGGTGGTATTACTGTTATTCATTGGCGTTGCCAAGGAGTAGATGGAGATCACAGTTATGATGCTGTAGGATCAACTAGTCACACACCAGATGCAGATGCAGATGGTTTTATTGCTTACGATAGTGTGACAGAAGCAAATTGTATTACATGGGCTAAAGCACAGCTTGATGTAGATGCAATAGAAGCGAGTGTTACTGCAAAAGTTGCAGAAATGGTAACACCAACAACAGCCAAAGGACAACCTTGGGCATAATATCTTAACAAAGGAGAAATCAAATGGTAGAGAAACAAACAAAAACCATTACGATCAACGATAAAGAATATACTGAAGATCAACTAACAGATCAACAAAAGGTAATCATCAACCACCTTACTGATTTAGACAGAAAGATAGGATCAACACAGTTTAACCTTGATCAACTTACTGTAGGTAAAAATGCATTTATGAATATGCTAAATGAATCACTTGAAGAAAAATCAGATTCTACTGAGGAATAATTAATGCCTAATGTAAAAAATTTATTATTGGCATCAGCAGGTGCAGGTGGTGATAATTTATTTTCAAATAATGTGTTTAGCTGTGATTGTTTTGATGGGAACGCCTCTACAAACCAAATCACCAACAACATAGATTTATCTACTGAAGGAGGCATGGTTTGGTTAAAAAGAAGAGATGGTGGACTTTCACATGCAATATACGACACTGAAAGGGGAGCTTCTGGTAACGATGCTTTGATACCAAACACAGCAGATGACCCTCAAGCTGGTAGCATGTCATCTTTTAACACCGATGGTTTTACTTTAGATAGTAATGGCAGGTCTAACGCAAATGGTGATAAGATGGTTGCGTGGACATTTCGGAAGGCCCCAGGTTTTTTCGATTGCGTCAAGTATACTGGAAACGGAAGTAGCACAAATGTTATATCCCATAATCTAGGTGTATCGCCAGGTTTTATTGTAATAAAAAATGTGACTACAAATGGGTATGCTTGGCCTATTTATCATAGAAGTTTATCTAATAAATATTTAGAATTAAATAATAGCAACAGCCCTTCAAATGGCGTTTTAGTAGATAATGTTGGGGCTTCATCTTTTAATGTTTTAAATAACGGCTCTGTAAATGAAAATGGCTCAACATTTGTTGCCTATTTGTGGGCGCACAATGGCGGTGGTTTTGGCCAAGCAGGTGATGAAGATATTGTAAAGTGTGATGGGTTCACTGGTAATGGAAGTAATGCAATAATCAATGTAGGTTTTGAACCTCAGTTTTTGCTTATACGTGAATCTTCAGGTGCTAATAATTGGTACATGTTCGATACTATGCGAGGTATTTTTGGTGGAGTATGTGATGATGGAGGCACTACAGCTTCAATTAACTTTGACAGTGAAGCTTTAAGAGCAAACGCTGTAAATGAAGAAAGTGGTTACTCATCAATAGGTATTATGCCAAATGGATTTTCGGTAAAAGGAAGTGAATTTTATCAAAATAATGTAAGTTATATTTATGTTGCAATAAGAAAACCTAATAAGCCCCCAGAAACTTCCTCTGAAGTATTTGCTGTAGATAGCAGTCCAAATAATAGAGATCCAAGGTTTATATCAGGTTTTCCTGTTGACTTTGGTAGCCAAAGAAAAAGAACAAGTAGTGGTGTAGATGGTTTCCAAACTACATCAAGACTTATGTTTGGGTTTGAAGTTAGAACAGGAAGTAATAACGGACAATCAGCTACAAGTAGCATGGACTTAGACTATAATAATGGTTACGATGATGATGGGGATACTGCCACAGACTTTGTAGCTCACATGTGGAAACGTGCTCCAACATTTTTTGAACAAGTTGCATATAAAGGAAATTCTACCAATGGTCATAATGTAACTCACAATCTTGGTGTCGTGCCAGAAATGATATGGGTAAAGCGTAGAGACACATATAATGGTGCACAAAGTTGGGTGGTATTCCATAAAGATTTAGACTCATCTAATCCATCTCACAAATATTTACGTTTGAATACTGATGATGGTATTCGAGATGATGATGGTAAATGGAACGATACAGAGCCTACCTCTTCAGTTTTTACT